ACTCACACAGGATTGTCAGGTTCTCTAGCTGGTCGGCATCGGGGGTGTTGTCGATGTCATGGCGTAGGGCGGTTTCGCTTTTGGTCATCTCCGCAAGGGAGAAGTTGGCAGTGAGTTTCATATGAAGTCCGCAGTCTTAGGTTTAATCTTTAAGCATGTGAGCTCAAAAGCGTCAACGCTTAGGTCTGTGGCCAACTTCTGTCTGACCACGTAATTTTTCTGGTCACACTCTCTGGCGGTTACCGTTAAGCCCCCATTGGCAAACCCGCAGGAACTATTAGTAAAACAAATAAACGCAACGGGTATCCAGACAAACATAGCAATACTCCAAGTTATTTGACGACGTTCCGCAGTTGATCGCCCTTGTCTTTGCTGCCCATGCTAGAGCCAAAGTAGTAAGACAGAATCTGCGTCACCGCCGCTGACAGCACGCCTAAAATGTAAATCAGAATATCTTTGGCCTCGGGCTTCACCTCCACAAAGATCAGCACCGCGAACAGTAGGAACGATAAGCCTACAACCCCTAGCGCCAAAGCTGGCGTAACAATTTTGTTAAGAAGAGGCGCATTCGCACTCGCAGCAATAGACACCTCGCGCTCACGAGCGCTGTTTTTATCTTCAAGAATAGCTTTAAATTTGTCATGTTCGAGTTGTTTAATTTTGGCTTCCGCTTCCGGGTCTTTGTTGATTGCCTTCATCACCGCGTTTACTTCATCTTCGACGCCAAGCTGTTTAGAAAGCGCACTAACTGCCATGCCAGCCAAAGGGCCACCCAGCGCAGTTGCAATACCGGGCGCAAAGCCTTTAACCATCGCGATAAGATCATCCATTTCCACCCCTCGTATATATGGCCCACACCAATACGGCGATAACAATCACGCCGGATAAAACAGAAACCGTAATCAAAATACCGTTAATCCACGCCCAGACTGTTTGTTTGCGCTTGTATCTAGCTAGTGCTTCAGCCTTGACCGCTGCATCTCGTTTGCGCTTTGCATCAGCTTGAAACTGCAACCAATCGTCCCACAACCCCGCCCGCCCGCAGTAGATCATCAGCTCTTGCAGTTCTTTTTCGTTCCGTTTGATAGCCTCTAATGCAAAGAACGCTTCAGAGTCTGAGCCTGATTGACCGGCTTTCTTAGCTATCGCAGCTTTGTTATCAAAGAAGCTGAACAGGTGCTGCCCCGCTGCCATGATGTCCCCACCATTGGCCACAGTTTCTTTAATAACTGCAAAAGCAGCGTTGGCTATGGCAAGTTCGGCTAGCATGGAGTACTTTGTTAAGGGTAAAGCCGTACTCTACCCCTGTGTTTACGCGGCGTCCAGTGCAGTTTTCCTGTCCCATACCCATTGTGCAGCAGCGGCAGCGTCAAACGGAATTGTTGCATCCATATCGCCGGGTTGTGCTGGGTCGGGCTGTGTCCAGTTAGCGCCCACAGCCGCGAGGTAGGTTTGCAGGTCCGCTTGTGTGGGGATCACTTCAGCGTCGCCCGTGTCGTCGTTCTCGGTCAGGCCCACCATCACCATGTTGCGTGGGCTAGGCGTGCTGGGGTCACCAACAACGTACACACCACCAACACCGTTTTCGTGTAAGCAGAGAAACGAGGGGATAGTACCCTCGGCGGTAAGACGGTATTTAATGCAGTGATGTGCCATTTAAAGCTCCTTGTTGGGCGTATTGCCCTGAGAAAAGATAAGCGCCAAAGTGTCCAAGCACGCACCAAGGTGCAGCCCAAACGGTTCCACCGTGTTCACGGTATAAGTGGCAGAAGTTGTAGTCCTCAGACAGCAGTTCGTGGTCTACATTTTGCACCTTAAAGTAGTCGTAGACCTTGTCTTCTGGGTTGATGGTTACGCCGCCGTTTGTGTACCAACCAACGTGTGGCTGTATTTTCTCAAAAACATCGCGGCGTATCAACATAAATCCTGTGCCAATGTGCTTGACTTGAAAGGGCAAGTCCGGGGATACCATGTCGTGGCCATCAAGATGATTGATGTTGAATATACCGGTGAGCGCGGACAAGTCCGGGTGGTTAAGCACTGCCCCCTGCCGCACCTTGTTCCAGTTAATACCCTTCATGGGCACAGGACCGCCAATAATCCCTTTGTCCGCCTTAATCATCCGGGCAATATCGTTTGCCACAAACTTCTGGTCGGCGTCAATAAACATTAGGTGGGTGGCGTCATCCATCTGGAGGAAGTGGTGCGCACATGTATTTCTTCCGCGTTGGATAAGAGATTCATTGCCAAGAAAAATGCACGTTAGTTTGATACCGTGCTGAATACAGGCTTCTTTAAGCGACAACAAAGACTGCGTGTACTCGGTACACATCATGCCGCCGTAACAGGGTGTGCCGATGACGAGGTGCATTACGCTACCTTCTGCTCAGGATCGGGAGCCTGCTCCAGCAGGGGCGAGTTGGTCAGGGACGAGCGGTCAAACACGCTGAAACCACGACGCTCGGCAAACTTGGCTGGGTCATTGGCCCACTTGTCTGCACAGGCTTCCAGCCAGCGCATGGTCATCTCGTGAGTCGGAGCGTTGCCCTTGGAGATCAGTTCGTTTTCCATGTTCAGGTAAGCAAACACTTCCGCCTGCGCCTGTGCAGCGTTGATGCCAAGGTCAAACAAGTAGATCAGGTTGCCCTCGTCGATCATACCGTTGCGGCTACGGGCGGCGTTCAGACCCTGTTTCATGCAAGTCATGATGTGGTACTTGGATTCCTCCAGCTCGTACATCTCTTCGGTGATCTCGTCCACGCCCAGCTTTTCCATCAGTTGCTGGTGCTGGTTGACAAAGAAGTTCATCTTACGCAGTGCGCCGTTAACGTGGTTGTGGGTTCCTTCGAGGTGGCTGTTCAGCTCCAGAATCTCAATCTCAAGCAGCTCACGGTCGAGGTCGTCGGTGCAGGTCTCAAGCTCGCGCTCTTTCTTCTTCAGCTCGTTTTGCTTCTTACGCAGGCCAATGTATGCCTCTTGCAGCGCGGAACGGGTGCGGTCGATCTCTGCAAGGCTGTGCTTCACAGAGCGTATCGGCGTGATTGCCGTCACATCCAACGTCACTGACATGAACTGGCTGTGGGACTTGTGGAAGTTGCTGGTGTCGCGCACGACAGCAGGCATCCGGTCTTGGATGTTTTTCAACATCAGGTTGTACTCTGGCTTGGTCACAGTCAACGCTGTGTTAATGTCATTAAGAATTAAATCATTGTTCAAAATAGTTTCTCCTGTTTGTTATATTGTATTTTACAGACCGCCGTGTGCGTTAGAGCAGGCAGCAAAAGTCACATTAGTAGCAAGCAAATCGCCGAAATCCGTAGCGTTGCCGGTAGTTGCTATTGTGATGTATTGAATTACGTTTGTTTCATAAGGCGAAGCCCCAATTGCGCCCCCTGCAAACAAACCTCTTGTTGAGGAAGAACACGAAGCCATAAGATAGTTTTCTGCTACAAGGTCACCAAAATCTGTAGCATTTCCAGCGGAAGCAATAGTGACAAAAGAAATCACATTAGTACGACCAGCATCCATTAATCCCCCTGCAAATACGCCTATTGTTGAACTTGAACAGGCAGAAACGCCATTGCTAACTACTGTAAGGTCACCAAAATCTGTAGCATTTCCAGCAGAAGCAATAGTAATATATTGAATGACATTGGTGTAAGGGCTTTCTCCTCCCCCAAACAAACCTCTTGTTGAGGAAGAACACCCACCCATATTTTTTGTATCAGATAAAAGATCGCCAAAATCGGTTGCGTTTCCCGTTGAAGCAATTGTGATGTATTGAATAACATTGGTGCTTACACCACCAGCAAAAATACCCCGTGTCGAATTCGAGCAAGCGGATAGCGGTTCTACTATGGCTAACAAATCGCCAAAATCTGTCGCATTACCTGTGGACGCGATAGTTACATAATTAATTACGTTCGTAGTTGGACTTTCACCCCCGGCAAAAACTCCCCTAGAAGATGATGAGCAACCTGCTAAATTATTCCTAGAAGAAGTTAAATCACCAAAATCTGTAGAGTTACCTGTAGAGGCAATGTTAACGTATTGAATGGTATTTGTTCTAACACCTGACGAAGCCCCGCCACCAAATAAACCCCTTTGGCTTTTCCCCGCCACAGGCCACAGCCCTTGCTTCTGCCAGTACGATACTTGGTCAAGCGTCCACACACCAGAGGCAGCGCCGTCTTGAAACGGGCCAGCAGGAGCTACGGCGACAGGTCTAATAATGCCAGCGTTCCAGTTTTTTTGTGACATTTATAGTCCTCCGTGGGCGTTGGAGCAGGCGGCGAGGGTATAAACCACGGAGGTCAAATCGCCATAGTCAGTCGCATTACCGGTTGAAGCAATGGTGATGCTTGAAATAACATTTATGGACTGCGAATCAAGGCCGCCGCCAAAAAGGCCAATTGTCGAATTGGATGTTGAGGACAAATAGTAGGCCGCTGCTGTCAAGTCACCAAAATCTGTAGCGTTGCCAGTTGAAGCAATCGTGACGTATTGAATGACATTAAGGGTGGTGTTGTTATAGCCCCCTGCTGTAATTCCTCTGGTGGAAGAAGAACAGCCTGCGGCTACGGAATTTGTTGACAACAAATCACCAAAGTCTGTGGCATTACCGGCTGAGGCGATGGTAATGTACTGAATGACGTTTACAAAAACGCCCGATGTTTCGCCGCCAGCAAATAAACCCCTCGTGGTGCTTGAGCATGACGCTGGGCCTAAATTTCCGGTCAACAAATCACCAAAGTCTGTGGCATTACCGGCTGAGGCAATAGTGACATAGTCAATGACGTTGATGTAGCCAGAATATCCGCCACCAAAAACGCCGCGAGTTGCGCTGGAACAAGCCGAAAAAGATCGCCGCGCAACAGTTAAGTCGCCAAAGTCCGTAGCGTTTCCGCTCGTCAAAATGGTAACGTAATCGATGGCGTTTAATTGTGTATTCCCGGCGGTTCTTCCACCACCAAACAACCCCCTTGTGGAGGATGAGCATGATGCCAAAGAGTTTCTTGCGACAGAAAGGTCACCAAAATCGTTTGCGTCTCCAGTTGTGGAGAAGTTTATAAATTGAATGGTGTTTATGGCTGTGGATGCAGTTATGCCCCCCCCCCCAAATAGCGCAACATTTCCCGAGGGGGGCGGAAAATAGTTCGGCGGCCACAAGCCTGCACCTTGCGCCTGATACTGCGACACCAAATTCCAAACGCCACTATATGACGGCATAGACTGCTCCTTTGTGTTGTTTGGTGGTCATGCGAGGCCCCCGTGTGCGGATGAGCAGGAAGCCAAACCAAAACGGGCTTGCGTCAAATTACCAAAGTCTATGGCGTTTCCAGAAGAAGAAATATTTACATAATCAATTAGATCAACTGCATTGCCCCCTCCAGCAAACAAGCCGCGAACAAGAGAAGATGTGCCTGTTAAACCTTGACGACCAGATTGCAAATCGCCAAAATCTGTGGCGTTGCCAGTAGAAGCTATAGTAATGTAACTTATAGTATTTGTTGGGGATTGACTTCCACCAGCAAACAAACCTCTCGTGTCCGAGGAACAACCCGCAAGCGCACTTTGCACTTGAGTTAAATCACCAAAATCAGTAGCGTTTCCTGTAGACGCTATAGTTACATAATCAATAACATTTAGCTCTGCGCCGCCGTCTGTGCCTCCCGCCCAAACACCCCTTGCGGATGATGCGCAACTTCCTTGCCCAAAATAACGGGCAATTGTAAGATTACCAAAATCAGTAGCGTTTCCTGTCGTAGCTATTGTAATGTAGTCAATTGAGTTATTTCCAGACTCAAACATTGAAAACAACCCACGAGTTGAATTGGCACACGCAGCGGCTTTGTCTGCGGATGTATTCAGATTGCCAAATGACGTTGTATTTCCAGTTGTGGCTATGGTGAGGAATCTTAGAGCCACGCTCACAGACGGCTCTCCACCGCCGAACACACCTCTTGTGCTTGAGGAGCAACCCCCAACATACCTTTTTCCTGAGGAATAGTCCCCAAAATCAGTGGCATCTCCTGTTGAAGAAATTGTCACATAATCCATTATGTTATAGTTTGTTGCGGAATACGCCCCAGCAACAAATACAGCTCTTGGCGCAGCAGGCGTCACACTCCCACTAGCCGCACTATAAGGCCCCGGCCCATATGTGTTGAGCGCCCACACTGTAAACGTGTACGGCGTGCCGTTGGTTAGTCCTGCGACTGATACAGGAGACGTTGCACCGCTAGCCGTAATGCCACCGGGGTTAGACACTGCGTAATAGGCAGAGACAGTAGAGCCGCCAGTATTAGAGGGTGCAGTAAAAGCTACAGCCGCAGAATTATCCCCACCCGTAACTGTGCCAATAGTAGGCGCATCAGGGTTCTTTAGCGGGTCGTAGCCGGGCCGTATAAAGCCAGCAGGGTAGCGCATACTCATAGCGTACCCCTTAGCTTGCGCTGATTACTTCGTAGCTGATTGTGTAAGTAATACCGCTTGACGTTCCAGACGTTACGCTGATTGAGGTGCCTTCCATCAAATACAACGAGGTGGTTTTGTCCGCCACAATCAGAGTGGCATCAGCCGGTACAGACACTGTAGACACAATCGGGTAGGCCGTGCCACCTGATGGAGCAGAGCCCTGAGCAACAGCACCGTTGGTGTAGATAGACACCGTAACGTCCACTGCGTTCGTGCCATCGACGTTGGCCGCAACGATGTTATTGATCTTAAAGACCTGACCGCTTGACGCAGCATTGGGCACTAAAACAAGCGCCGTTGTAACACCGGGTGTCAGGTATGTCGTTGTGCCGGAAGCTGTTGTCGCGGCGAGTAAGTTTGGGTTAGCCATAGTAGCTCCTTAGAATCCGAAAACCATTGAGATCATTGTTGCCTTGGCTTGGGATACGCCAGAAGCTGCGGCGGTGGCTGATGTCCACGTTGTACCATTAGACACCAATACGTTACCAGATGTGCCGGGTGCTACGGCCTGCAAAGCAGATGTGCCGTTACCCAGCAAGACATTATTAGCTGTTAAGGTTGCTGCCCCTGTGCCGCCGGAGGCTACGCCAATCGCCGTTGACGCCGTAACCGTAGTACCGTTTAACGGGCCACCAAAGCCTGTAGAGGTAAGCGTAGTGCCATCCCATGTCATGCCGGAAGACGCACCAAATGCACCGCCGTCATTAAATTGCAGTTGTGTATCAGCGCCAGCAGCGGAACCGCCACCCACAGACTCAAAGTCTGACCCCGTCCAAGCCACAATGGCTCGGCCCGCTGCGGGGATAGTAACGCCTGTCGTTGGCCCTGCGCCGCGAATAACAATGCTTTGCGTACCCGCCGTGTCGTTGATGACTACGTAGGTTTTAGACTGTGCGGGGACCGTGATGTTGCGAGTAACCGAGCCGTTGGCTGTCCAACGAATAATTGCGTACTGAGCGCTGGTACCTATCAAACCCGTACTGTCGTATGCACCTTCGGTAACGGTCAGCGTAGCATCTGCATCGGTGGAAATTGTCTGGGTACCCGCAACTGCGGCGTCAACAACCTGAGAAATAGCGTTATTAACGGCACCGCCCCATTGGCCGGACAGTGTGCCCGTGGCCGGAAGAAGAAGTCCTATTAGGTTTGTGCTTGCCATTTAATGCCCCTATTGCGTAGAAATTTGTGTCCAACCGGGCGAATTCGCGTTATCAATACCCGACCAGCCCGGTGTTTGTGGATTATTGATATTTTGCCAGCTAACGCCCTGTGTGTCATCTATAATTTCCCACAAGAACCGCCCACCGTTTGTTTCCGTCAAAGCCATCGCCTCAGCGCGGCTCACTACATACTCAGCACCGCCACCAAGAACATCGGTAATTGTAACCGTCTCTGTCAAAAACTCCGTGTAGAACGTGCCCCCCAGAGAATCATCTGCAATCGCCATCGCCTCGTTGATGGTCATAATCAGCACGGCAACCTGTGCTTCAGCGATAGCAATAGACTCGGAGATGTCCCCCAAGAACAGCGCAACCGCTGTTGCCACATCCGTAATACCTGCTGACTCTGCTACCGTTTCGGTGTAGTCTGTCTGCGCTTCATCCGTATCCGCTATGGTCCGAGTATCCGAGACACTCACGGTGTAGTCCGTCAACGCTGCGTTTGCATCCGCAATCGCTGTAGTCTCAGTAACCGACCCCGCAAACCCGGCGATAACTGTTTGCGCCTCAGCAAGAGACGTTGATTCTGATACCGCGGTGTTGATTGTCAGCGCTACAGTCTGCACATCCTGAATACCTGTGGTACCGCTCCAAGACGAGTCCCCCCAAGCACCAAGCCCCCAAGGAGAGCCGTTGGTCAGAGACTCTTCAATACTTACATCGATTAGCAACCCGCCCGTAGTGGAGTCGGCAAGGGCAGCGGTCTCCGCAACGCTAACAGCAAAGGTCTCGCCCCCGCCCCAAGCGTTGTCATCCCATGCCCCTGACCCCCAAGCTACGGCCATATTACGTCAGTGTCAGTGTGTATGTAACTGCAATAGAGTCACCGTTAACAACGGCCTTAGAGCTAGAGAAGTCCCCCGCAGAGAACAAAGTTCCCGTCGTGTTGTCCTTTGTAGCGCTGCCGCCAATGTTAATAAAGCAGCCTGCTACTGTGCCCGTGCTGGTCATAGCAAACGCCACCGCAGATGAAGTTGCCTTGCTTGCAGCTGCCGCGGCGGCAAAAGATGGTGTGGGGCGATTGCCCGAGTACGTAGGGGCGTTAGTCAGACCAACTTCCAACCAACTCGCGTGCGAGGCTTGCGTATCAGCAGCAATAGCGGTCCCAGTACCCTTCAAGCCCATGACAACGGCGCCAGCGGCAGAGTTACCCAAAATGGTATTGAGAGTCAGGTTCTGGCCCGCGGTCGTTACCAAGTTGTAAATAGGTTCTTCCCACTTGACGTTGCCATCAGCGTCGTAGCAAACGGCGTGGTAGTAGCCCTGAATAGCCATCGCATCTTCGGGCGTAGTGTTGTACTTTGTGGATGCCGCCATGCTGTCAACGGCGCTTAGTTTGTCTGTGCTCATGTGAGACTCCTTAATTAGAAGAACGAATCAACGCCGCCGTTGCGTTATTGGGTGGCATTGTGATGGTGAAACTGGCAGTGGATGTTTTGTCAGACCCGAAGTCCAAAACAGCTATCGCCTTGTCGCCTTGGCTGGCGTTGTAAATCAGAGCGCATCGTGCCGTAACCGCGGCACTAAACACAACGTCATCAAAATCGACAAATGCTGTGTACCCTGAGCTGCCAATAGTAATGCCCGTCATCTGGGCACCACCTGCCACGTACCCTGAACCCGTTACTTCGTTTGCGGTCGTATAGACCGTTGTATCGGCATTCAAAGTGGCATCGACCGTGTATAAGGCGATCTTAATCGTGTCCGTGAGCAAATCATGGACACCCTCGTACAACTGCGCTTTGAAGCTGGTGGTCTGGGTTTGAACGATATTACTCATGCTACAGGTGTCCGTACTTGGCCGTCACGATAGGCATCCGTGCGCTGTTTGCCGTCACCCAAATTCTTGAGTAGTTGCATGGCCTGCATGTACATTTTCTCATACACAACAAAGTCAGCCTGCTCGCCCTTCATAAAACGAAGCGCCTCAATCAGTGTGCCGTTGAGCAGCGCACTGTCAAAGTTATCACCTAGCCACGTATTACCTGCTGTGACAATCGACTCTGGGTAGTAGTAATAGTGCAGCTCCGCGTTGTAGTTAGCGTCTGGCGTAGGGCCTAAAATAAGGGATAGCTCGTTGACGTTAGCTGACTGCGGGCCAAAGATTGCGTAGTACTTTGGTTGTCCTGTTGAGGTCGGGTTGGGGTACGCCTCGCGCATGAAGTTCACATCTTTGTTCAGCAAGAAGGCGTAGTCGCCTGTGCCGCTGGCAGGGTAAACGGACAGGCTGTAAACAGACAGGAAATCCTCGGGACATGCAAGATATGGATTCGAGGCGGTTAGCACCCCTGTCACGTTCTTACGCAGGTTGGCAATCTGAATCGCGTTGTATATTTTTTGTTCTGCCTGCTGTGTGAACAAGGCAAGCTGATCAGCAGAGAACGTATTCTCCGTGATGTCTTGGATGTTCTGTGTCAGATCAGCGTAGTTCATGGGGGCCCTTATTCGTCCTGTCTAATATCATGTCGTGAGGGCTGTGACAGTGCCCATTTGGCTCTGTGAAACAAGGTCCTTGGTCACGGCCACAGGCATCATTCCTATGGCGACGAAGGAAGAGTCTCCCGGGGCGTTTACGTACACGTCCAACACCGAGGCCCTATCTGGGCGAGGCTCCTGCAATGCCTGTGGATCCGATACGGATCTCTTGGGCATCAATTGCGGGTGCTTCGGCTCATAGCATTCTACACAGACCTTAAACCCTGTCCATTCCTTTTTCAAGGCGGTGTACTGGTACGAAAAACCACAGCGGTCACAGATCGCTAGTGCGTATTTGCCTGAAGCAAAACCGCCCATGGCTTAATTCCCAACAGCCGGTGAAATAAATACACTAGCCGAGTCTCGGTCTTCCGCGGCTGCGCGCGTAAACTCTTCTTCGTAGAGCTGCTTGAGCATAACAATACGGTCCGGGGCCTTTTTCAAGGCCAAGTAGTAAGACAAGCCCGCCACCAAACAGGGGAGGAATCGGAAAACCACATCGGCATTGTTTGTGAAAGAACCCGCGTCCTCAATGCGGCGAATACCGTAGTAGACCAAGGTGTAGGTCGTGGCCGCATCAGGGGCAGGATAGACAAAGAGCTTCGGGACCGTTGTGCGTTGCAAGTAGTACTGCGAGGGCCTGCCTGTTGTTAGTTTGTTGGGGACAAATAGGTATTCGTTTTGACTAATCCGGTCAATGGAGACATCCTGCTGTGTCAATCCCGTGCCCGTGCGGACAACAGCAGACAGAAGGTTTACGGTGTCAGTTGATAGGCTGTATTCAGCTTGGCCCACCACCATTGGCAACTCCTGTTGCTGGATAGTCCACAAGTTCAAGCCTCGGTTAGCCCACTCCGCAAACATCAAATTCAACGACCGTCGGGCCGTGCGCATGTCATATCCCGTGCGAGACTCAATGCCACAGCGCTCAAACGCCTCTTCGATGATGTCATCGAACTCGAGGTTGAATGTTGCTGTCCCAGAAGTGGTCATGGCTTCTTCTTCGCGGTTTTAGCTGATTTTTTAAAAGCCTTAGCCGTTGGTGCGCCGGGCGAACCAACCTTGCGCATCTTCTCGCCTGAACCGGCTTCAATGCGCTTGCGCTTTTTGTTGATGTTGTCGTAGAGTCCGGGTTTGCTCATGGCTTATTTCCGTTTCTTAGCTGGGACAAGAGCCTGCTTTATCATTTTACAGATGTCAGGGCTTTTACTTAACACTGCGCATCTCCATGAACCTGTCCAGCTTCTCGTTCATCGACTTAAGCTGATCCAATATTCGGTTGATATCGGCATGGACCTCGGCCTTTGTAACGTACTCTTTGGCCATCTCTTCACGAGTGCGGTTCATAAGTATCGTCACGCGAGCAAGCTCCGCCGACTTCTCTTTTAACGTCCAACATACCAAGCCCAGCAGGATGGATAAGACGAAGTTCCAAATAGATAGGTCCATCTCAACAGTTCCATGCTTTCAGGGATAAAGCCTTGCGCGTCGACTTCCCCTTCTCGTCTTTCATCGGGCCGGGCATCCCAGACATTCTGGCGCAGAAAGACTTTCGCCGTGCTGCGTCCTTGTCCGTCTTTGGTTTCGGCGCCGGAGGCTTTAACCCGGGTTTTCCCGGATTGGCCTTGTTGTAAGAGGCTCGCCCTTTGGCGTTCAGGCCGCCCTCCTCGCTCTTACCCTCTTTCCTCGTCCATGCCGCTGTCTTAACCATGGAAAATAGTGACCGAGGTCACATTTGTCACATCAACATAAACATCCGACTCAAACACCACCCCCTGATCAGGGATTATGATATTGTGGAGGTCCGCACCAGCTGGCGTGTTTATTGTGATACGGGCAACGCCTGATGCGCCACCGTCCTTTAAAACAACCGATCCAGCAGACGCGCTGTTGGTTAAAACCAATGATTTGACGCGT